CGGTGTTTGAAGCGTTTGTCATTGTCAGTCTCCAGTTCAATATCAATCAGTGATTCGTATAATAGTGAAGTTTCTTCATACGTCAAGCGGAAAAATTGACATGGACGTAAATTTAAGAAAAATTGTTGCTCGTGGGGTTTGCACCTTCGGGGCCACAATAAATCGAAATCGAGATGGATATGGAAGTGTAACGGCTGCAGACCCTACGGAACCCTGTCTCGAGACCTGTGACTATTGCTGGCACATGGCGAATCATATCTGCCATCAAATTGAGGAAGGACTGAAAAATGGTAACCAACAACCAGATCAAGGCGCTTGTTGAGCGAATCGAAAAGCTCGAGGAAGAAAAAGCAGCAATCGCCGATGACATCAAAGAAGTTTACGTCGAGGCCAAGGTAAATGGGTTTGACCCAAAAATTATTAAAAAGATCGTTGCTCTTCGTAAGCAGGATGCTGCCAAGAGGGCCGAGGAGCAAGCTCTTCTGGCAGTCTATATGGATGCTTTGGGCATGCTGGCGGACACCCCCCTGGGAAAGGCGGCAATGGATCGCGCAAAGAGTAACCCAGTCGACGCAGACGACGATTTTTAAAAAATAAACAAATCGCCCCGAGTATGTTATCATCTCGGGGTGAAACACTTTTAAGGGGACAGTGTTATGAAAGAAATTACAGTGCGGGCGTTGGCTGTGGCTGCGACCTATAGCTTCATTCTGGTAGGAGTTTCCTTCCTGGCAGGATGCGCGGCTCCAGCGAAATATCTATTTCACTGCACTGTAACGCAACCCAGGAATTGTAATTGATATGCGCCTTACATACGAAGAATTGAAGGAAATAGAAAGATATTTTGGGCTCAACAATGGAGCTTGGACAAGCCAAGCAGTGTCCTATCTCGGCCTTTCCCATCCACTTAAAAAGGGATGGAAACAAAATCTGATTCAAAACGGAACTTCAGTAAACGCTCCAATAGCTCTCGGACTGAGCCCAGACGATTGGAAATGGATTAATGGAGAAGACGTAGACGATGACGATGTGATCGATACAGCAAGGCAAACGGACCTGTATAACGACGATCCGGCTGCTTATGTTAAAAGACAACTCAATGCGCTCGAGGATGTCGTAAACGATTTGCGCAAGCAGGCCGATGCATTTAGGGAGCAGATTAGAGCGTTGCGAAACATGGTAAGCGAGGATGATTTCTGATGGCTGAAGAAGCCCCCAAAAAGCGCCCAGTAGGACGCCCAACGACATATAAGCCTGAGTATTGCGACAAGATCGTCGAGATCGCCAAAACAGGTGCCGGGATGGTCGAGTGGGCGCTTGCGTGCGAAACGGATCGCCCGACGTTGTATTATTGGGGCGAACATCACCCAGAGTTCCTGACAGCTCTATCGCGTGCGAAGATGGAAGAGCAGCGTTGGTGGGAGCAAGCAGGCCGCGGCGGCATGTATCTCGACAAGTTTAACGCGCTCGTTTGGAAGACGTCTATGCAGGCGCGCTTCCGCGATGATTACACAGAGCGCAAGGTAACAGAAGTCAGCGGGCCTGATGGCGGCGCAATCAAAACCGAGACAGTTACAAAGATCGACACACGCGGCCTAGATGAAGAGCAGCGCCAGGTTCTAAAGGCTGCGCTTCAGGCCGCGGTCGAATCAAAATGAACGATAATGGCGACGAAGAAATAGATGAAGAGCTTCGCGCCATCGTAAGCGGGACGAATGAATTGATACGGATATTAGAAAAATCGCACGACGCGCACATGGCTATGCAGATCCTTGCTTCAACAACGGCGTGCGTCTTATGCTCTGTGATGAATAGCGAAGACGAAGCCCAGCAAGAATTTAAATTATTTGTTGATGCGATCATGCGATCAATCAACCGCGCAAAGAAAAACAATCTTGTTGTTTGGCCAGAAGGGAGCTCGCATTGATCGTCGAATTATTCGGCCAGAAGATCGATGCAATCGAAACGCTCACCAGCATCAGCCGCGATGAGTGCGAGGAAAGCCTTGCCGAATTTATCAGGCAGGCGTGGCACATCGTCGAACCAGGCGCTCCATATATTCACAATTGGCACGTCGATCTAATCGCCGAATCGCTCGAGGCAATAACCGAAGGCGTCGAGCTCGATGACGGCACGCCATACAACCGCCTGCTGATTAACGTGCCACCAGGCATGATGAAATCGCTCCTCACCAACGTCTTTTGGCCCGCATGGGAATGGGGGCCGAGAAACATGCCGCACCTGCGTTACCTGTGCGCATCGCATTCGATGGATCTCGCAATCCGAGATTCGACAAAAATGCGCCGGCTGATCGAATCAGAATGGTATCAAGCGCGGTGGGGCGATCGCGTTCAAATAACCAAAGATCAAAATCAAAAAACCAAGTTCGAACTGACGTCGACAGGTTTTCGTCAAGCCGTCGCCGCCGGCTCGATCACCGGCGCACGCGGCGACCGCGTGATCATCGACGATCCGCACAGCGTTGAAGGCGCAAACTCGGATCAGCAACGCGCCAGCACGATCGAGTGGTTCCTCGAGGCGGTCCCGACACGTCTCAACAAGCCGATGGAAAGCGCCATCGTCGTCATCATGCAGCGCCTGCACGAAGAGGATGTATCGGGCGTCATTATTGATAAGGACCTTGGCTATGACCATATTATGCTTCCGATGCGCTACGAGCCGGGGCGATCATTCCCAACTATGCTCGGCCTCGAAGACCCGCGCACAGAAGAAGGCGAGCTTATTTTTCCGGATCGTTTTCCCGAGGTTGTGGTCGATCGGGATGAAAACGCTATGGGACCCTATGCGGTCGCAGGACAGTTCCAGCAATCGCCAGAGCCAAGAGGCGGCGGCGTCATCAAGCGCGAATGGTGGACGCCATGGAGGCAGCAATCCTATCCGCCTTTTGATTATGTGATCGCCGCGGTCGACACTGCCTACACAACCAAAAGCGAAAACGATCCAAGCGCAATGACCGTCTGGGGCGTCTGGAAGGGCGGCGACCAAACGGCCGTAGTCACCAGGACGATGGGCGCGGACGGGCAGATGGCCATCCTTAATCGCCAATACAAAGAGGAGCACCCGCGGTGCATGCTCATGTATGCGTGGGCCGAACGCCTCGAGCTTCATCAGCTGATCGAGAAGGTCCAAGAGACCATGGACAACTACGGCGTCGAGAAGCTCCTAATCGAAAACAAGGCGAGCGGCATCAGCGTGGCACAGGAGCTGCGCCGCGTTTACGGCTACGATGAGTTTGCCGTCCAGCTGATTGATCCAAAGGGCCTCGACAAGCTCGCGCGTCTTTACTCGATTCAGCATCTATTCGCCGAAGGCCTGATCCATGCTCCGGACCGCCCATGGGCCGAAGCCGTCATCAATCAGGCTGCACAGTTCCCGCGCGGCAAGCATGACGACCTGGTCGACACGGCAAGCATGGCGCTAAAACACCTGCGCGAGATTGGTCTCCTGGTCCGCGGCGCTGAATGGACTGCCGGTCTCGATGAGGGTAGAATGCATATAAGCGATCAAGAGCAGCCGCTTTATCCAATTTAATCGGAACTAAAATGATTTATGCAAATGCCGTCGTCGACGTGATCGACGCTCCTCCAGCTCATGGCCATGGGCTCGGAAAGTTCAAAGTTACTGTCTGGGGTAAGGAGCCGCATGATTATGTGCGCGTCTATGAGATCCAAGGCAAAGATGATAATATGGCCGCCCGCGAAGGCCTCGAGCGTTTCGCCGAAGATATTACGCGCCTTTTGGAAGGCAAAGGGAACTGATCATGCCATTGACACCCGGGCTTAACCCTTCGATCCGCCAACAGCAGGAGGAGCCCGGTGGCGGCCTCGCCGGCCTTGAAGATATTCTTGTCGAGATTGAACAAGGCCACGACAAGCCAGAGACAGACGACAAGGGCAACATTCTGCGCATTGAGCATGATGATGGATCAATAAGCGTTTCGCTTGACGGGCAGCCTGTAGAGAGCGCGTGCGGCCCTGATAATCCAGAAGGCTGGTTCAACAATCTTGTCGACGATATTGATCAAGGCGAGCTGGCGGCAATCGCGGACGATATGCTGCGCGGCATTGAAGACGATTTAACAAGCCGCCAAGATTGGATTGAAGATCGCGCGCAAGGCATCAAGCTTCTCGGATTAAAGATCGAGATACCCGGCTTGCAAGGCGCAAGCGATGGCGCTCCTGTTGAAGGCATGTCGAAGGTTCGCCATCCGCTATTGCTTGAAGCGGTGCTTCGCTTTCAAGCGAATGCGCGCAGCGAACTGCTGCCGACCGATGGACCTGTAAAAGTAAGAACGGAATCGGACGATGACACAATCCAAGAAGACGAACTTGCAGACGCTCTCCAGGCCGATCTCAATCACTATCTCACAGCCATTGCTCGGGAATACTACCCCGATACAGATCGTATGCTCTTCATGCTCGGCTTTGGCGGAACAGCATTTAAGAAAATCTATTTTTGCCCTCTCAGAGGAAGACCAGTTAGTGAGTCCGTCGATGCGGACGATCTCATCGTCAATAACGCAGCAACAGACTTAACAACCGCGAAGCGTATAACGCATCGCGTTTATATGCGCCCAAGCACTGTGAAGCGTTTGCAGATCCTTGGCGTTTATCGCGACATCGAACTTGGCACGCCTTCATACGAAGGCAAAGATTCTGTGCAGCGTGAGAAAGCAGATCAGCAAGGAATTTCTGCAGAGGCGCGCAATCCCGATGATCGCGATCGTGAAATTTATGAAGTGTAGTGCGAGCTCGATATTCCTGGCTTCGAGCACAAATACAAAGGGAAGGTAACAGGTCTCGAGATCCCGTATCGCGTGACTATTGATAAAAGCTCGAGGG